CGGCCCATACGCTCATCTTGGAGGGGCGTACCGTGTTCGATCAGTCTTACGCTGTTGGCGGACCGATCAACGACAAAACCGGCAAGGAGTTTGGCCGCGAAACGCAAACTTACGCCAAGTGGCTTGCCGACCAAAAAGCGGAAAAGGGCAGTGCTCTTGAGGCAATCACGACGGACCAATGGTATGTCATATCAAACATGGCACAATCCGTTAAGGCTCACGTTGAAGCATCAAGGTTGCTTAAATACGGCGTGGCGGAACGAGTCGTTCGAACCAGTCTTCTCGATGTCCCCGTTCAAATTCGTATAGATTGGCTCTCCGTCAATGACTTATTTGTTCATATCGTCGACTTGAAAACATGTAACGATTTAGACGCCTTTGTTTACGATGCCAGAAAGTATTTATACGGCATCCAGTTTGCGTTTTATCGTACAGTATTTGAGGAAGCGTGTCGGGTTGAATACGGCCAACGGTCCCGCACACGATTCTTCGCAATAGCCACGGAAAAGAAAGAGCCGTTTCGCGTCGGCTTGTTCGAAGTGGCGGACGACACATTAGACCGTTACGAAAAAAAGAATGCCGAACTCATTAACGCCTTTCGCGAGTGCAGAAACACCAATGAATGGCCAACGCTTTATGAAGATGTTCGACTCCTTGAAATTCAATAACCGTTTCAAATTTTACCCCCAAAAAAAGAAAGGAGACAATCCTATGTCGTCAGCATTCCCCATTACTACAACATGTATTGGTACGATAATTTCGTCCAGACATGCCAAGGAGAGTATCGACGTACTCAAGAAAGACATCGACAAGTTGGAGGAAGCGATTTCCCAAGAGAAAGACGCCGAAGCCGCGATCGTCGACGAATTGAACCGCCGTGTTGCCGATGGTGAAATTTTGATCTACTCACTATCCGCCGATGACTCCCTCACCAACACGACGTATCACCACAGCGACGGCACACAATTTCGTTTTTGTCATCGCGGTCTTATTTTTGCCAATGAGAACGCAATCAATTGCGCAACTGTTATTCATTGGGTGTACAAGTTCAACTATGGTGAACCGAACGAACTCCTCTACAAACGATAATTCTAACCCCATTAAACAAACATGACACTTTCACAGATTCAAACCGGCATTCAGAACGAACCGTTACGGATGCTCATTCACGGAACGGAAGGGATAGGGAAATCGACGTTCGCATCGAAGGCACCCGATCCGATTTTCATTCAAACCGAAGACGGAATCGGACAACTCGATGTACCGCGTTTTCCTCTCGCAGAAAACTGGGATACTGTTACCGATAACTTGGATTCTCTTATAAAGGAGAAACACAAATTCGGTACAGTTTGCATTGATTCGGTGGACTGGCTTGAAAAATTGGCCGTTCACAAAATCCTTGCGGACTTCAAAAATAAAACGACGCTTGCCGATTTCGATTACGGAAAAGGCTACGCCTTGCTGGTTCCGCTTTTCGAAAAATTCATTTTCCAACTAAATTCGTTGCGCAAAACAAAAAAGATGAATGTTATTTTGATTGCGCATTCGAAAATGGAGAAAATCGAAGACCCTACCGGGGCATCCTACGATCAGTATTCTCCCCGTCTTGACAAGCGAATTAACGGTATCGTCAAAGAATGGCCCGATACCATCGGGTTTGCCTCCCACCATATTCGCCGTGAAGAGGAAAAGGAGGCGTTCAAAACGCGAACGGTCGCCAAGACGATCAAGAGCGACGGCAACGACCGGGTGTTGTTTCTGGAAGGCACCCCCGCTATTGTTGCCAAATGTCGTTACAAAATGTCGAGCACTATGCCGCTTGACGGAGACAAGTTCTTTGAAGAGCTTTACAAGGTGTCACCCGGCATCGTCAACTATCAAAAGTAAATTTTCGTTTCAATAACCAAACACCTTAACAGAAAGGACATTACCATGTCTATCAATGATTTTTTAGGATTCAATCCCGAATCCACCGAGTCTGCCGATTCCTTTGAAGGGCGGCAGGAACCGCTCCCGGAGGGCGATTATGAAGTCGTCGCGTCCGAAGCCGTCAAAGAAAAGACCAAGGACGGTCAAGGCTGGTTTTGGAAACTGGTCTTCAAAGTCATCAAGGGCGATTACGAAGGCCGTGAAATCGTTCACCGATTCAATATTTGTAACAAAAGCGAAGCGGCTGAACGCATTGGACGCAGTCAGATGAAACGCTTCCTCGAATGTATCGGCAACCTTCGACCGGAAAACGAGGATGCAATGACGGGTATCCCGTTTTTTGTGTCTGTCAAATGCAAAAAAGCGTCGTTTCTCGGACGCGACGGCAAAGTGGTTGACACGATCAACAATGAAGTTACAAAAATGAATCCGATCAACGAGGCAACCGCTGCCGCAAAGGAAACGGCAGCAACGGAAGACGGAGCCGACAAGTCAGCCCCCCCTTGGAAAAGAAAGGAATCGGCATGATTCTCGTCGGTGTTGATCCGGGACAGAAGGGAGCGATTGCGGTGTTCGGCCCCGACGGGCTGGACATCCGCGATCTCAAAAAATGTTATTCCGTTACAGGAAATTTTAACGGCCTCGATCCAGTAAAATTTTCCCGGCTTATTGATTCGATGATCCCTTACAATCCGGCAAGCGTTATCGTGTATTGTGAGGAATCTATTTTGAAATCAAACACCGGGATCAAAACGGCAAGATCGGTTTATGATTCCAGAGGCGTTTTACGGTCGGTATTTTCGTTGCGAAATATCGAACTCCGATTCGTTGCACCGGTAACTTGGAAACGCTACTTCGGCCTCTTGAAGAAAGACAAGGAGGCGTCGATTGAAAAAATACTCGAATTCCATCCGGACTACCGGCATTTATTTTACAAAAACTCCCGACGTGGAGGAGAGATCGCTCTCGATGGCCGCGCGGAAGCGCGCCTGATCGCTCTCCACAGTTGGAAAAAAGAACAAAACAAAAATGGAAACAAAAAATCCCGCAGATAATTTGAAACGCGGAGAACCGCGTTTAGTTAAACTAGCCGACATCGACATCAATCCGGACATTCAAAGCCGTGCAACCGGATTGAACTCCGAAGTCGTTGCCGAGTATGCCGAGCGTTTCAAATCGCTCGCAGGTCTCGATGTTCCGGACGATTGTAACGAAAATTCCGTTTCGGCGGCGATTGATCTTTACGATGCAACCGGTATGCCGCGAATGGAAGTCGTTACAGTCGACTACCAGATGTATTTACTGGCATCCGGGTTCCATCGTTTCGAGGCGTTGGAGAAAATCGGCTGCCAAGTGGCACCCGTCAAAATCTACGAAGGCTGGAAGACCGAAGCGCAATATCTTTCGATGATTGCGAACCGTTCTCACGGCTTGCGGCGAACGAACGCTGACAAACGTAAAGCGACTGTAGCCGCCTTGGAACACCCGTGGACGTACAACCTCTCCAGCGTCCAAATCGGTGAGATCGTCGGTGTCAGCGACAAATTTGTTGAAACTGTACGAAAAGAACTGGAGGATGAAGTCGCCGGGTTTGCCGACGAATTCAGCCAAAAAAAGAAAACCCGCAAACCGCCCATTTTGCCTAGTTCAACTGCGAACGGTTCGCAGTTGGAGGACAAAAATCCTCCCAACTTCGAACCGTTCGAGGTTGAAACAAAAAAGATGGGCAAGGACGGCAAAATGCGCAAAATGCCTAAAAAGGCGAGCAAACCTTTGAATCGTCGGCCTCCCGCCGCTGAGGAGGAGGAGGAATGGCCGCGGAAGCGAAAGAGCCGGCTCGACAAATGGTTCAAAGACCCCGAAGAAGAAACGGCCAAAAAAAACCGGAAACAAACCATCGCCGAAGCGGTGGACTTCCTCGAAATTCGAATTCCATATCCGTTACGAATAGCAGAAGTCATTCCGATCCTCAAAGAATCTTTTGGAGATTTCTGGGCTGAAATCTTAGAAGCATTAACTTAACCCCCCTTTTCAAGAAAGGAACCCCTTACCATGACCAAAAAGAAACCCCAAGACTCGAAAACGGCTCCGAAGCCGTCCGAAACGCCGACCACCGTTATCGGTGCCAAGCGGATCAGTAAAACCTATCAGCTCGGTGACGACTATCGAGCGTGGAAAGAGCACTGCGACTCACTGAAAACGCAGTCCGCGTTCCATTCCAGCGAGGCGACCCGATTCCGTAACGCTTATAAAAAGACGTATGAAAACGGAGCCGAGGGATTCTGCGCCGACCGCGACGAAAAGGAATGGGAGAAAGCAAACAATCTCATTACGATTGCCGCAATGAAGGAGGACGAACGGGCCAACGCTTGGAAGGATTTTCCGGTCAGCAAGTTGGACATTCCGCGAGCGTTACTTCTCTTGGTTGAAAGCAATTTTGGCACGCTCGGTCCGTTGGCAGAGTGGGTGAACAAAGATTATCGTGACAAAATCAAAAAACTCGGCGATAAGGCCGTCGAAACGCTCCGCGATGCCCTTAACAAGGTCATTGCACCGTATCACGAACCCATCATCCAAGCCGAAGTCGAACGAGCCAAGGCCTTTGTACAATCGCTCTCAAAATGAAACTCCGTCCATACCAGGAAGCCGCAGTAAAAGCGGTCTACGATCACCTCCGTAACCGTGACGATAATCCCTGCGTCGTGATGCCTACCGGATCCGGAAAAACAATTCCCATCGCAACGATTTGCAGGGATGCCGTGACGTTATGGGGCGGTCGCGTATTGATTCTTGCTCACGTCAAGGAGTTGCTTCAGCAAGCCGCAGATAAATTGCACAGAATTGCCCCGGAGGTTGATTTTGGCGTTTATTCTGCGGGGTTGAATTCCCGCGACACGAAAGAGCCGGTTATTATTGCCGGAATCCAATCGGTTTACGAACGGGCTTGCGAACTAGGGCGATTTGACCTGATCCTTGTGGACGAATCGCATTTAATTCCGGAAAACGGCGACGGGCGTTATCGCACGTTTATTAAAGACGCCAAGATTGTGAACCCTGACGTTCGGATCGTCGGATTCACGGCAACGCCGTTCCGCATGTCGGGCGGTATGATTTGCAAGCCTGAAAACATACTGAATCATATATGTTACGAAATCGGTGTCCGTGAATTGATCCGGGATGGATTCCTATGTCCGATCTATACGCGGATTCCGGAAAGGACTATCGATTGCTCTCAAATTCACGTCAGGAACGGCGAATTTCGAGCGGAGGAAGTATCCGCATTGTTTTCGACGGAGGAGGCCGTTCACTCGTTTTTTATCGACATTTTCAAAAACACGAAGGATCGAAACAGTATTTTGATTTTTTGTTGTGACGTCGAACAAGCGAAGTTGATTCAAAGGGAACTCGCACGTTTCTCCGAAGAATCCGTTGGGTTGATAACCGGCGAAACGCCAAGCAACGAACGGGCGGAATTGATTTCCCGTTTCAAAAATGACGGAGTCGGCCTTTTCGGTGACGTGAGACCGCTTCGATGGCTGGTCAACGTCAACGTTTTGACCACTGGATTCGATGCCCCAAACGTTGATTGTATTGTTCTGCTTCGTCCAACACTTTCTCCGGGTCTTTTTTATCAAATGACTGGTCGATCGTTTCGGTTACATGAATCGAAAGAAGACGCCCTTGTTTTGGATTATGGATCAAACATTGATCGGCACGGCCCGGTTGATGCCCTTGTTGTTACCCCTAAAACGAACGGCAACGGCAAGGCTCCGGTGAGAAAATGCCCCGAATGCCGTTTTGTTTGGCCTGCCAGAGTTTCCCGCTGTGCAAAATGCGGCTTCATATTTCCGTTACCAGAAAAGGAATCGAAACTGAATGACACCGCGAGCGAGGCGGGGATTCTTTCCGGCCAAAAAACCGAAACGGAATATGACGTATTGGATGTTTACTATTCCATCCACTTCAAAAAAAATTATGTTGACGGCGATCCGCGAACACTCAAAATTGAATATCTCGTCGGCGTCAATCATTACGTTACAAAATGGGTGTGTCCGGAACATAAAGAATGGGCGTGGGAACGAAAATTCGTCCCGTGGTGGAAGCAGCATACAGACATTAAGCCGCCGATAAACGCAGACGAAGCATTGTTTTATGCTAGGCGGGGGTTTCTTGCAAAGCCGCGTCGAATCAAGGTTATTGAGACTGCCGGGCAACGTTTCCCGGAAGTCGTGGAATATGATTTTGAAGAAAAGCCAGCATCGCCGGACGACCTGAATTATGAATTAGCGTCGAATCCAAGGACTTGCGACGATTGCGCACAGTTTTTTTACGGTGAATGTATGGTTGAGCAGGGGACAGCCCTTTTCGGAAACGAACCTGCCTGCGACCATTTTGTACAAAAAGACCCCGACGTTCCCTTTTAGACGCCAAAAATGAAACCAGAAATAGTAACAATTGGAAACTGCACACTCATTTTAGGAGACTATTTCACTGTTTACTGGTGGATAAAAAAGAAAGGAAAAATATATGCCGAACAAAGATTATCAAAGTTACTCTTCGGATAACAAGACCGATTTGCTTAACTGCCCGTTCTGCGGGTCAGATCAAGTATTTGTTTGGAAACGCCCCGAAGCGATACCGCGTTATTTTGTTATTTGTCCCGGATGCGAAAGGGATATTAACGGAGAAAGCACCCACCAACAAGCGATTGCCGCTTGGAACCGCCGGGCGTCGCCTTCGTGGTCGACGGAGCCGCCGACAGAGGAAGGATATTACTGGTATCGTGTTTCTTGCAACGATAAATATTATTTAGGTCCGTTTATCTGTCGGATAGAAGGACACGATGCGGGTGCCATCCAATACGAGGCAAGCGGAAAACTGATAAAAAAATTGGTCAAGCATTGGCTCGAAGGATGGACCGACAAGTGCATCGTCTACTGGCAAAAGATCAATGATCCGACAGAGCCGGAAGAAAGCGAGGTGCCCCATGACTGACACGCCATTCACGCCGGGACCGTGGGAAGTTCTAAAAACGGAGTTAGGGATTTTCATTGATTCCAAACGTTCGCGTATTGCTTCCGTTTATGAATGGAAAAATCCCTTCGCAGCCAATGCCCGGCTGATTGCCAAGGCTCCGGAGTTGCTGCAAGCACTGGAGGACGTTTTGTACATGTATACCATCAATGAGTGCAGCTACTGCGGTTGTGAAGTCAACTATTCCAACTGCAACGACCACAACTGTTCCATTTGGAAAGCCCGGAATGTTATCGCCGAGGCGAAAGGAGAGGCTATTGAATGAGTTACATTTATTCAGCGGCATTGGTGGGGGAATACTTGGCGGGCTGCTGTGCGGTCACCGGCCAGTCTGCGCGGTTGAACTCGATCCGTTCTGTCGGGCTGTTTTGGTACGGCGGCAAAACGACGGAAGTCTGCCCCCCTTTCCCGATTTGGCCCAAGTTCCCCTTTGCGCCGCCGTCGCATGGAACATTCTGCTCGAAAGAACAAACGAACGAGAGGAGGCAATAAAATGAACGTTAGAGACATCGCCTGTCGCCGCATCGAAAAAGCCGTCAAGGATAACAACTCGATGTTTCCAGAAGTCCGACCGAAATTCCGACAAAGAGCTTTTCCAAAAACCAAACCCGCTGGAGTGCCGGCTCAATGAAAGGAGCATCCAATGAAACCACGAGAACCGATTACCGCTCACGACGAAGGAATCGAGAAGGCGATGCTGGCCCTCATTCTCGCCGGGAACGTTACCGTTATGGAAACAACGCTTTCCGTCGATGATTTTTACGTCGAAAAATACGCCGCCGTCTTTCGGGCAATGGCGGAACTGGAAACAGACGGAATTTCACCGGAAGAAATGGAACTCCTTTTTTCAAAATTGAAAAAAGAGAATTTACCCTATTCGTGGGGCGCTGTTTTGGCGGAAATACTCCAGTCAATCTCCACGACATTCAGCGCTTCGGAATACATTACAAAAATCAAGGAAGCGTCCGAGATTCGGCGTGTGGCGGGAATGCTTGCCAGCGCCGCTACACGTCTCGAAAAAGGGTTCTCGCCCAAAGAAGTCGTCGATATTTTCCAAGCGGAATCACACGTCGAAAGAGACGGCGGGAAAGACGCCTTTTCCGTTGCCTCCGAGTTTCTGCGGGACTTCGACAAGAAGGAAAAGAAACAACCGGTCATTCCAACGGGATTCAGTCAACTCGACGAATCCCTGAACGGTGGACTTCGTGGTGGGCAATATATCGTAACAGCGGCCAGACCTTCGGTCGGAAAATCCGCCTTCGGACTGAATATGATGATCGATATTGCCAAGAACATCGGCCACGTCCTTATTTTTTCGATGGAAATGACACGGCTGGAAATTGTCGAACGGATTATCGCCATTGAATCGAACATTCCGCTCAACGTCGTTCAACAGCCTTGGAACATGTCGGATGGCGAGAAAACGGAAGTCCGCAACGCCGTTGAACGGATTTCCCGACTTCGATTGACAATCTTCGATGCCGCCGTGCAGACGCCGCGAAGCATCGAATCGGCAATCAGGTACGGAATTCGGAAACACAAAGCCGTCGTCGCGTTCGTCGATTATCTCGGCCTGTTGACCGCCGACGATTCCTCGAAGTTTCAAGGTCTGTACGCGCAAACGACGCAGATTTCCCGGCAAATCAAGCAGATTGCCATGAAAATGGCCATTCCCGTCGTCGTTGCCGTACAGTTGAACCGGGAATCCGAATCGAAAAAAGGCAAGGCGGATAACGTGCCGAAAATGTCCCATCTGCGGGACTCCGGAGCAATTGAGCAAGACGCCAATATCGTGATGCTGCTCCACAACGAGCATCCGGAAAACGACGAGGGAACGATACAGGTCATTGTCGCCAAGAATCGCAACGGACGCCGAAGAACCATCGAATACCAATGGGAAGGGCCGCACGTGCGATTCACAGAGCATCGTGATTCGTATTTCAGCGATTTCGACGCCTACAGCGGACAAGACGCCGCCGCAGGGAACTTTAACTGAAAATCCACATCACTTTTTTAACCCACAACCGAAAGGAGAACGAAAGATGGCTTGGAAAATTGAGTTATTTATTCCCGTGTGTTGTAAGAAGACATTTACAACGAATGAGGAAGCCGAAGAACACGAAAAATCGTGCCATTATAACCTGAACAACAGAACGTGTGCTTCGTGTTCCAACGTAGAATGCAATGACGAAGGGGACCACTTTTGCACGTCCGTAGAGATACGGAGATCAAATGGAATATCTCCACTTGTTGTCGTTAGAGATGGGGCTGGCTCCAGTGCCGTCTCTACATTTGCACGACAATGCCCGTTTTGGGAAAAGCGGTAATCGTGTGAGATGGCATTTTCAGGACAAATCGAAAGGAGGTGATTACTATAGCATTGCGTGACAGTTACATATTTTATCGGAGCTTCTATGAGGCGATAAAGCAGTTTCCGGCAGAGGTGCAGGGCGAGATTTACACGGCTATAAATGAGTATAGCCTATACGGTAATGAAACTCACGATATGGGAAAAGTCGCAAGTAGTATTTTTACTCTGATAAAACCACAGCTAGACGCTAACATTAAAAGGTTTGAAAACGGGAAAAAAGGTGGTGCACCAAAGGGAAACAACAACAATCCTAATGGTAGGCGTGGAAGGTCTAACCTAGAACCAACCAAAAACCAACCTAGAACCAACCTAGAACCAACCAAAAACCAACCTAATGAGAATTATAATGATAATTATAATTCTAATGCTGCGCAGCGCGCGAGCGGCGGAAATTTCAATTTTTCGCAGTATCGGACTTCACCTGAAGCCCGGAGCCTACTCGATGAAACAATCGCCGCGTGGAACCAGATACCGCACGTCGTCAAGTGCGAATGCCTCGACGGTGCGAACGTCCCGGACGCCATCCAGCGGGAATTTTTCCATAGGCTTCACGAACACGGAGCGGACAAAATCCGACTCGCCGTTGCAAAAATGGCGGAATCCGTGTTTTGGAAATCGAAATCGAAAATTACTGCATCGTTCCAAACGTTCGTCAATGAGGAGAAATTCCAAAAACTGATTGACGGCGGTTACGATGACGACTTCGACAAGCCAACTGGCGGAACGAAAGGCGGTATTCCGCAAAACGTCATCATAAAAAACAACAGTAACCTGAAAGGAGACCCGTTTCAATGAGATCAATCGAACAATTCCTCCAAGCGTTTCCCCACGCGAGAAACACTGACGAACCGCCAAAAGAACTCGTCGACGTGTGCCGGAAAAACATCACGAAATTTTTTGACGCCACCGGATACACATTCAACGGCGATGAATTCGACAAGATTCTTGATTTCGTTGCCCGTTACGAAATTTCGCTGATCGACACCCGCGACGAGTACGGGTTGAATGGCGCTACGGTCAAGATTTTCGGACTAAAAGGCAAGCGGTTCAAGACGCCGAAAGGCTTATTGCTTCACGGCACTTGCGGAACCGGCAAGACGACGGCGGCAAGGATCGTTTCCAAAATGATGGGTTTTCCGATGTTCGACGTTGCCGAGATCAATGCGTTGTACCTCGGCAAAAACGGCAATGAGTGGGCCGAAGAGTTTATGTTCGATAACGAACGCAAGCCGATCATCATTGACGACCTCGGCAGTGAGCGAAAGGTGTCTTCCTACGGTAATCCTTCGCCGATTACGGACATTATTTTGCGGCGTTCGATTTCATGGGAGCAGCACGCCGTTCCCACGATCTACACGACGAACCTTGGGCATTTTTCGGATGCGGACGGCCAAACTGTTACGATTGAAAAGTTTTACGGCACACGCATCAAGAGCCGACTCTTCGGCTCCTGCGTTCCCGTACTCCTCAACGGCGACGACTGGAGACTAAAACAATGACCGCGAAAGCACCGAGTGCCCGTACTGCTCGCCGGGACGGAAAGGGTTGCTGTTTGAATAGAATGCCACTAGAATCGCACCAGATCGAACAGGAGAGGCGATTAGATGAAAAACAGACCAAGACAAGAACGCAACAGAATCGACGCTAGACGCCTTAAAAGCGATTCGCTACGGGTCCCTCCTGTTTTATCTATTTTTCCTAGGATGCCCGACGACCCTCACACGCCTTGATCAATACTTTTTTAATAATGCCCATAGCAGTTGACAACGTGGCGTAGGAGCGATGATTTTCCAGAGTAGGTATCCCGATACACTCAATGTTGTAACGGCTTAGAATCGAAATTTGAGGCGTTTACGGCGATTTGGTTTTGTCCAAAATATTCCCGAAAAGCGAGACACGGAAGCAAACAATGGCGAAAAAATCGAACAATCGGCCAGTTGGAAGGCCACGCAAGCACCAAACGGTTGAAGATGCGTACCGTGAAAATGTTGAACAAACGACGGAGCGGAAAAATCTTCAGTCTGCTCTGGCTCGTGATCTGTTCAAAAAGATTCCGAAGGTTGCCGATCCGAAGCGCCGGAAACGGACCAAGAACAATTTCGTCGAGTTTTGCCGAGTTTACGGCTGGAAAACTTTTAAGCAGGAATTCAGTCCGGTTCAACTTGCCATTGCTGATAGAATCACCGATGCTGTCCTCAACGGTGGCAAGAAGGCTTTTGCCGTTTTTCGACGCGGCAGGAAAACATCAACAACACGGTGGGGCTTATTATGGGCGATACTACAACGGCATTGTGATTACGTGATTTATCTCGGTTCAACAGACGAAGCAACAAAGCGGACTTTCCTTTATTTTCAACAACAGATATTTCAAAATGACCGTTTGCTTGAAGACTTCCCGGAGGTCTTTTTTCCGCTTCGGGAAACAAAAGGCTCAAGCAACAAGGGGTTGCTGTACAACGGCGACCGGTTCCTGTGGAAGATTTCAAGTGACGATATTGTCTTTCCGATGATTCCCGGATTCGAGTTGTCCGGACGACGGATCGACTTTCGGTCAATCAACAGTGGAGCGATTCGCGGAGCCGATCATACGATATTTGGAGAGCCGAAACGTCCGTCCCTTGTCATTGCCGACGACTTCATGTCCGACGAATCGGCGGGATCGGACATTCAAAACGATGATATGTACGATAAGTTCATGGGAACCATCGACTATCTTTCCGGGATCGACGACGAGGGTTTTGTCCAACCGCTCCCCGTACTGGCTCTGGGAACGTGCATTGAACCGAACGACGCCATGAGTCGTCTTTTGGATCAGGAAGTTTCGCCGGATTACAGGGGCGAGATTTTTCCGCGTGTCCTTTCGATGCCGGACGACCTTACGCTCTGGATGAAGTACCGGGAAGTCCGCAAGGTCTCGTTGCAGAAAAAGGGGACCATCGACGACGCGACGGAATTCTACCGTTTGAATCGGGCGGCAATGGATAGCGGTTGCGTCGTTTCGAGTCCCGATGAGCGGGAACGGCACATGCTTTCCGGCATTCAGTATGCAATGGATTCGTGGGCGAAAAACGAACGGAAATTTTGGACGGAGCAACAACACT